TCATTAGATCGTAAGGAAAAGAATTCTCCTGCACAAACTATCGTTGAACGCTATGTACAACTATCAGCAGTCAAATATGTTGATGAAATAATAGTTTACTTGACGGAGAGGGATCTAGAAGATATATTGGAGATGTTTCATATTGATGTTCGTATACTGGGTGATGAGTATCGTGACAAAGACTTTACGGGCAAAGATATATGTAAAAAACGTGGAATCCAATTACACTTTAATAAGAGAGATCATCGGTTCTCAACTAGCTCTCTTAGACAATTGGTCGCAGAAAAACAATACAAATAAAAAGAAGATGGAGTCGGTATGGAAGATGTAGTTAATGGCATCAAGGTTGACTATTCTCGTGATTCTCTATTTGATGCTCTTGGTCTTACAAGACTAAAAGAATCATATATGATGGATAATGAGGAAAGCCCTCAACAAAGATTTGCCTATGTTTCAAATATGTTTGGGTCAAATCCAGAACACGCACAACGGTTATATGAATATTCAAGTAAGCATTGGTTAAGTTATTCAACACCAATCTTATCTTTCGGTAGATCTAAACGAGGTTTACCAATATCATGTTTTTTAAATTTTATAGACGATACCGCCGAAGGTCTCGTGGAGAACTTAAGTGAAACTAACTGGCTATCTATGTTAGGTGGAGGCGTTGGTATTGGGTTTGGTATTCGTTCTGCTGGTGATAAGTCAACTGGTGCTATGCCCCATCTTAAAATGTATGATGCATCATCACTAGCATTTAGACAAGGCCGTACAAGACGAGGTTCTTATGCAGCATATTTAAATATATCTCATCCTGATATTCTTATGTTCCTTGAAATGAGAAAGCCTACTGGTGATCAGAACATGAGATGTTTAAATTTACATCATGGTATTAATATTCCTGATACATTTATGGAAATCATTGAGCGAAGTATGATTGATTCAGATGCAGATGATTCATGGGAACTGAAAGATCCTCATTCAGGTGAAGTTGTAGACAAAGTTTCTGCAAAAGAATTGTGGCAAAAGATATTAGAATTACGATTAACAACAGGTGAACCATACTTACATTTTATTGATGAATCAAATCGTAAAATGCCTAAATGGTTAAAAGATCAAGGATTAAAGATTAATCAATCAAATCTTTGTTCTGAAATTATATTACCTACTAATGAAAAGCGTACTGCGGTATGCTGTCTATCAAGTTTAAATTTGGAGTACTATGATGAATGGAAAGGAAATCAAAAATTTCTTAAAGATGTTGCGGAAATGTTGGATAACGTGTTACAGTATTTTATTGATAATGCTCCAGATACCATTTCTCGTGCTATTTACTCTGCTTCTATGGAGCGGAGCATTGGTATTGGTGCTCTTGGCTGGCATGCTTTACTGCAACGAAAAAATATTCCGTGGGAATCAGCCATGGCAACAGGACTTAACAAAGAAATTTTTCAAACTGTTCGACGCCGATTGGACACTGCCAATAAAAAACTTGGTGAAGAAAGGGGACCAGCTCCTGACGCGGTTGATGCGGGATTAAGATTTTCACATCTTATGGCAATTGCTCCTAATGCATCCAGCTCTATTATTATGGGTAATACATCACCTTCGATAGAACCATTCAGAGCTAATGCGTATCGACAAGATACATTATCAGGTTCTCATTTACATAAGAATCAGTATCTTAATAAGCTTATTATGACTAAGACATCAGATCCAGATAAGTATGATGAACTATGGTCATCTATTATTGCTAATGATGGTAGTGTACAACATTTAGATATACTATCTGACTGGGAAAAGGATGTATTTAAAACATCAATGGAAATTGATCAACGATGGTTAATACAACACGCTGCTGATAGACAAGAGTATATAGATCAAGCACAAAGTGTTAATGTATTCTTTAGACCTGACAGTGACATTCGTTATATTCATGCAGTGCACTTTATGGCATGGAAACAAAAACTTAAAACTATGTACTATTGTAGATCAGATAAGATAGCAAAAGCAGATAAGGTCTCTAAACGTATTGAACGTGATATTATGAAAGAGATTGATTTTAGTGCTTTGGTTAACGATGAAGAATGTTTGTCGTGTCAAGGCTAGAATTTCTAATTTAATAAATAGTATTTCAAAACATTTCATAAATTTAATTATAAAGGTAGTAAATGGATAATAAATTAACCCTGACCGACGAAAGAACATTCTACAAACCATTTAACTATCCATGGGCATATGATGCCTGGTTGAAACACGAACAAGCACATTGGTTACATTCAGAAGTTCCTATGGCTGAAGATGTGAAAGACTGGAAAAAGAAATTAACTAAAGCTGAACAACAGTTTCTTACTAATATCTTTAGATTCTTTACTCAAGGTGATATTGATGTTGCTGGTGGATATGTTAAGAACTATTTACCATATTTCCCACAGCCTGAAATAAGAATGATGTTAATGGGATTTGCTGCAAGAGAAGCATTACATATTGCTGCCTATTCACACTTGATTGAGACTTTAGGTATGCCTGAGTCAACATATAATGAATTCCTAGAATACCAAGAAATGAAGGATAAACACGACTATGTTACCGAACTCAGTTCAAAAAATGGTTCTAAATCAGCGACAGCAGCACATATTGCAGTATTCTCAGCTTTTACCGAAGGTATGCAGTTGTTTAGTTCTTTTATTATGTTGCTTAATTTTCCTCGTCATGGTTTAATGAAAGGTATGGGTCAAATAGTTACTTGGTCTATTGTTGATGAAACTATGCATGCTGAATCAATGATTAAATTATTTAGAACCTATATCGAAGAAAACAAAGAGATTTGGAATGATGTTCTTAAAGAAAAGATCTATGCTATTGCTGAAAAGATGGTAGAATTAGAAGATAAGTTTATTGACTTAGCATTTGCAGAAGGTGATATGAGAGATCTTACTTCAGTTGACGTTAAGAAATATATACGATATATTGCTGATAGAAGATTAATTGCTTTAGGTATGAAAGGTATATTTAAAGTGAAAAAGAATCCTCTACCATGGGTTGAAGAAATGATTAATGCTCCAGTTCATGGAAATTTCTTTGAAAATAGAGTTACAGACTATGCTAAAGGTGCGATGAAAGGATCTTGGGAAGATGTTTGGGGACAGGCAGGAGCATAATATGGCTAAAAAATATTTTGAATGCGATAACTGTGAATCGATTGGTAATATCTCAGTAAAAACTAATGATGTCACAGTAGAAGATATTGTCTTTTGTCCAGTATGTGGCAGTGATATATTTGATGAAGACGATTTAGACGAATAATGATCTGGGAATACAACGGAGTACCATATGAAGATACTCCTGAAAACTATCAAGGATTTGTTTATCTCATAACAGAATTAAGTACTGGTAAAATGTATATCGGTAAAAAATTCTTTTGGAAACCTAAAACTTTACCTAAAAATTCAAAACGAAAAAGAAAAATCAAAACTCGAGTTGAGTCTGATTGGCGTGACTATTATGGTTCAAGTAAAGAAGTAAAACTTTTGGTTGAACAAAACGGTAAAGATAATTATAAACGCGAAATCTTAAAATTATGTGAACGTAAAGGTGATTGTTCTTATTGGGAACTATATTATCAAATGGTTAATCATGTACTTCTTAAAGACGAATATTACAATGAGTTTGTCGGAGCTAAAATCCATTCCGCTCATTTAAAGAATACCTATGAATAGAATACACATTGTTGGCAATGGTCCAAGTTGGATTAATTTTAAAAAGATTGATGCAGATGATTATGTTATAGGAACAAATGTAACTAGAGTGAAAGAAGCTAATGTAACATTATTGTCTGATATTAATATCTGTGAAAAGATTAGTGAAGGTCGAGCCAAGATTGATATTCCAGTTGTAGTAAATCAACACGTAAAAAATTATCTATTAAAGAATCCTATATTAGAAATATTTGATATACAGGTAAGGTTTCCTGATGTATCACCACTTGAATTATCATCAGGACATTATGCTGCTCATTGGGCAATAAGAAAATATAATCCAAAAGAACTACACATATGGGGATGTGATTCATTAGTAAAAGATAATACTCATTCTTATACAGATGAATTAGTAAAACATCCATCAAAAATGAAAGCTATTGTAATGAAACAATGTGCAGAAAGGTGGAGAAAAGCATGGGAGAAAATGACAGATGAATACAAAGACACCACATTCATATTCCACACTTTTACTTAATGATACATCAGACTATCACTTTGGATGCAAAAAGGTAGTAGAATCGTTTGTATTTGATGGTAGTATAAAAACAAATGAATACGCTTCAGCTGATAGTGTAAACTACAAGAAGTATGACAAGGTTATATTGAATGGTGAAGGTACAATGCATCATTCATCTTCTATAGGTTTAACATTCTTAGATGCTTTATATCGAGCACAACAATTTGGATGTGAAACTGAGTTATTAAATACTGTTTGGCAAGATATGCCAAATCATAAAGCATTAGCTGGATGTAGTAGAATTACTGTTAGAGAACCACTTTCACAATCTGCCTTACATATAAATAATATTGATTCAGAAATAGTCCCCGATCGATGCTTAATGCATTCCGTTGAAGAACAAAAATACCCACACATAACTATATATCGAGGACAATATTTTAATAGTAACAATTCTCATAAACATAATGATTACCCACGGATAAACATATTTGAACAAGATTGGGATGAGATTGTTAATCGATTGCGTAATAGTGATCTACTTATAACAGGTAGACACCATGAAATGTATGCTTCTATAAAAGCACGGTGTAAATTTATCGTGACTAAAGGCAATTCATGGAAAAATGAAGGATTAATTAAACCATTTGGTTTATCAACTAGTATGATACCAGATGATGTTTTAAGTGGAAAATACGATAGTCAATTTAATGATTTATTTGATTATTGTGAATCTACTATACAACAATACAAGGAAACATTATGACAATTCTAATGTTTATATCCGCATTAACCTTATCGGTTATTGCTGCGTTTTATTCTTTAATGGGATTAGCTGCTATCTTTGCTGCAGCTGTAGTTCCTATTCTTGTTATGGGTAGTGTATTAGAAGTTTCTAAATTAGTAGTAGCATCTTGGTTATATAGAAACTGGAGGCCTGCTCCATTCTTACTCAAAACTTATTTAACTTTTGCCGTTATTATACTCATGGTTATTACTTCAATGGGTATATTTGGTTTCTTATCTAAAGCTCATTTAGATCAAGCTATACCAACTGGTGATATTGCTGAAAAGATTGTATTCATCGATGAACAAATCAATATTGAAAGAGAAACTATTAAGAATAATAAGTCTCTTATCAAGCAAATGGATGATGTTGTTAATCGTAAAATGGAATCAGAAGGTAGAACACTAAAGGATAAACAAAATAATACTTATGTTGAAGATGTTGCTGAAAGAGCATTAAAAATACGACGATCACAAGGAAGAGATCGGGCTAGATTTACTGCTGATATTAAAAAGTCACAAGATAAGATTATTGAACTACAACAATCAAAAGCACCTATATCTAAAAACTTACGTGAACTTGAAGCTGAGGTTGGACCTATTAAATATATTGCAGCATTAATATATGGTAATAATCCTGATAAGAACCTTTTAGAAAAAGCTGTAAGAGGAATGATTATAATGATTGTTATTGTATTTGATCCTTTAGCTGTATTGATGCTTATTGCTGCTAACTGGTCATGGAAACAATCACATCCAAGTCCACCTCGAGCACCGATTAATGCACCAATAAGAAAAGAACCTATTGTAAAAAAGCAACAGCCCGAATCTTTAATAATTCCTGAGAAAAAAGATTTGGGTAGCATTAAAAGTAATGCTAAAATAAGAGTACCACAAAAAACTAAAAGGAAATGGTTAGATCCAGACCCGAAAAGTGAACCTGTGGTTGATCCAATTGAGCCCAAAAATGACCCAGTTGGTAAAAATCTTGGTAGATATGAAACAGATTTAGAAATCGAGAGAATCAAAAGAGAATCCAAAGTCCGCAATTTGAAGTAAGTTTCCATATAAATAGATGTATGAGAGAGATTTTCCAATTTATAGGCGACGTCGGTTTTCCTATATCCGGAGCATGTGCAGCAGGTTATTTTGTATTCTTAACAGTTCGGTTTATCTTAGAGGGAGTAACTGGATCAGTTAAAGGTATGTCAGGAATCATTAAAGCACTCGATAAAAGAGTGTCTACAATGAACCATGATGTTATCCGCATTGATACAAAAGTAAGCCACGCATTAGGTATACCTCCAGATTTAGATAGAATTGCACGTGCTGAACAGACAGATGCTAGAAGGGACTAGACCATGTTTACATATTACGTTACTATTAAAAGAGTAGTCGACGGCGATACCGTTGACGTTGATATTGATTTAGGATTTGGAGTTGTATTAGCAAATGAGAGAGTTCGCATCGTCGGCATTGATACGCCAGAATCACGCACAAGAGACAAAGTAGAAAAAGTATTTGGTCTAGCTGCAAAAGAAAAACTCAAACAATTATTAGGTAAGAAGTCTATTCTTAAATGCGCCAAGTATGATGCTAAAGGTAAATTTGGCAGAATATTAGGTGACTTTACTACTAATGATGGAACAGAAATGGTTACTGACATTATGATTAATGAAGGTTACGCTGTTGCATACTTTGGTGGAAGTAAAGATGATGTTGAAGAAAAACATCTATTAAACAGAAACCGATTAATCAAAGAAGGTAAAGTAAAACTATGAAAAAATTACCTTATATGCCAATATGGTATGATAAAGATATGTTTATATCCTTTGTTATTGGAGTTGTAGTTGGACTTATACTATCATGGATAATATAACTGTTATAGTTAATCAATATGGATTTCCTATACTTGCTGCTGGTGGACTAGGATATTTTGTATTTTATATATGGAAATGGGTTACTAATGAAATAGACCCAGTATTAAGTGAATCAAATAAAGTATTGATAGAACTTATAGATCGCATTAGAATGTTAGATAATGATTTGATTAGATTAAATCAGAAAGTGAATGTTATTTTGTCTTTAAGAGAGAAAGAGGAAAAAAATGTTCGCAAAAAAGATACTGATTCTTAGTCTTGTATTTAGTAGTATTGCATTAGCACAACCATTACGTGACTTTAATTTTAAAAGTCCAGCGTTTAATGGGAATGGCTATTCCGCACACGTCTTAACAATTGAAAATCAAGAACACTCTCGTAAAAAAGCTATATCTGATAAGATAGAATCTGCATTAAAAGAAGCAGAACGTGAAGCAGAAAGTACAAACGTTAAAAAATTCATGAGCAATTTGGAATCACGTATCTACGCACAAATTTCACAAGACGTAGCTACAGCAATGTTTAATGATGATGGCACTAGTCCAACATCTGGAACATTAAACTTTGAAGGTAATATTATTACTTGGGATAAAAGTTCAGGTGATATAGTGTTAGGTGTAACTGATATGGCAGGAACTACAACATCATTGACTATACCATTGGGTGACTTTACATTTTAATGAAAACATTAATTTTATTACTATCCTTTATATTATTAAACGGATGTGCTACTACACAGACTATTAATGGTAAATACGAACCACCTGTACTTGTTGAAAAGTCGACTGCTAAAGAATTTGATACAATAAACCAGCCAGCACTCGGTAAAGTAACGGTTGCTGTATATAGTTTTACTGATAAAACAGGTCAAAGAAGACCTAGTGATACTCAGGCAAGTTTTAGTACTGCTGTTACACAAGGAGCAGAAAGTTTCTTAATTAAAGCATTAAAAGATGTTGGTAACAGTAAATGGTTTGATGTCGTAGAACGGGTTGGTCTTGCAAGTTTAACTCAAGAAAGACAGATTATACGACAAATGCGTGAAGCATATGATGGTCCTAATGCTAAGAAACTTATGCCAATGAAATTTGCTGGTATGATTATTGAAGGTGGTATAACAGGATATGATTCATCTACACGAAGTGGTGGTGTAGGAATGAGAGTTTTAGGTATTGGACCACAAACACAGTTTAGTGAAGATATTATTACGGTAAGTTTAAGAGCAGTAAGTGTTAATACAGGAGCAGTATTAGCTGCGGTAAATGTACAAAAAACAATTTACTCTACCGCTGATAGTATGGCTATATTAAAATTTTATGATAATGCAACACAAATATTTGAATTTGAGTCTGGTATAACATTAAATGAACCAGCTACATTAGCAGTAAAAACTACAATTGAAGCAGCTGTAGTTGAATTAATAAAAGAAGGCGAACGCAAAGATATTTGGGATTTCGCCACATAATAGGAGTAAAAATGAAACATATAATCTTTTTATATTCATTATTTACTATATCATTAGCTTTTAGTGCAGACAATAGTATCTATATTGATCAAATTGGTAGTTCATCTACCATCGATCTAAAACAAGACGGTAGTGGAAACAAGATCTACGGTATTGGTGATACAGAAGGAACAGCAGCTACGATTACTGGTAGTAGTCAAACTGTTGACATACAGCAAATTGGTGGTAGTAACTTGTTAGGTATTGATTTAAACACAACAGTAGCATCAGGTGTTGGTATTGATTTAACTTACTACATTACAGGTTCAAACTCTGTAGCAAGTATTGATGTTAATGGTGACGGACTAGGAGTTGCAGCCAATAACACTGCTGACATACAAATGACTGGTGATAACAACGATCTAGTGTTTGATCTACTAGGTACTGGCAACAGTCTAATTGCAACAGCAACAGGTGGTAGTTACAATGACTTTAACTTTACCATCAACGCTGACACAACCACAGTAGGTGTAGCTATAAGTGGCGGTGGTGCTAACCTTGCAACACTTAACTTGTCTAGCGACAATGCTATCCTTGATATTGATGTAATTGGTTCAGCTAATAATGTTGGTGTTACACAAAGTGGTATAGGTGGTGTAGGTGGTATGTTCTTCGATCTAGATATAAATGGATCAAGCAACGTTGTAACAACATCACAAACTGATGTTGGTGATCACATTATGAATATTGGTATTATTGGTTCGAGTAACCTGGTTACAGCCACACAAAATGGTAGTACTGGTACAGCTGGACACAACATTGAGTTAGATATTACAGGCGGAAGTAACACTGTATCTTCATCTCAAACAGGTGCTCAAGATAATGATGCTAATATTAATATAACAGGCTCAAGTAATACTTGGAGTTTGATACAGTCAGACTAATGGAAACTATCTTGAAAAAAAATGAACTATGGAATAAATATGTTAATGCATTCAATGCTCAAACACTTTATGAAATAGAGTTACATAGGAAAGAATATGAAAAAGTTACTAATAGCACTACTGACAATTGTACCAATAATATCTCATAGTGCTATAGGAACTATTAGTGATCAAAAACATGATCCTGCAAGTATTAAAAGAAAAAATTTAACATTAGAAGGTATTATGGGTACCAATGTAGAGATGTTAGATACTCTACGTACTGGTCAAGGTACTTTAGAAATTACATTTGAAGATTTTACTCAGGTTCAAATGACAGAATCAGCAAAGTTAATCATTGATGACTTTGTTTACGATCCAAAAAATGCAGATGCAAGTAAACTATCAATCAAAATAGCATCTGGTACAGCTCGTTACGCATCAGGTCAAATCGCAAAAAACAATCCACAATCAGTTAAAATTAGAACACCAAGTGCCACAGTATCCGTTCGTGGTACTGATTTTACCGCCACAGTAGATGAGATAGGTAGTACCACAGTTATTCTATTGCCAAGTTGTCCTCCTGGTTGGTTAGACATTGAACGTGATTGCGTTACAGGTTCTATTGAAGTTGCTAGTCTAGGCGGTAGTGTCTTAATGAATAAACCATTTGAAGCTACTCGCGTACCTAACCTAGAAGCAAAGCCTACTTCACCAGTCATTGTTGATCTAACAGAAGAAATGATTAGACAAATCATTATCGTAGGACCGCCAAAAGAATTTAAAGATGAAGAAATGGATAATACTACAATTAGTCTATTAGATGACAATGCCTTAGATCAAAACCTATTAGAAAATGAATTAGACAAAGACCTATCTGAGATATATACAGATAGACTTAGTGAAAACTTGTTAGATAGAGACTTCTTAAAGAATGTATTAGACATACTAGATCTACAACTAGCTATGTCACAATCAAGAACACTATCCACTTCAGATAAGAATGAATTGCTTCCAGATTTTATTCCTGACCAAGGTGTAACATATACTACTGATAGCATATCTATTGAACTGTGTATGAATACAACAGGTAGTGATATATCTTGTGTTAACGTACCTACAACGCAAGAAACAACTATACGTCAAATACAAGGTGCGGTTGATATAACTAACAGAGTTAATAGTGAAGGTACTACCAATATCACTACGAGACAGAACTAATGTATAAATCAATATTCATAGCATTCTTAGTGTTAATCGTGTCGCATTTTTTCGCAACAAAAGCCGAAGCTGATTTATACTACGATACCTATCAGGGCACAGGCGCCTATCCCACATTTCCAGGCAATGGTGGAAGTTTAACTTATCCCACTGCGTTAAGTTCAGGTACTGTCACAGGCATAGATTTCAATTGGAGCAGTGGTGCTGTGTTAGATTCCGGTCAGACTGATCGAGTTATCGTACACTTCTATGGTTACATTACTATACCAGATACAGGCAGTCAGGACATACAATTCTATCTCTATGCTGATGATGGCGTTTACATGAAATTGGACAGCACAGTTGTAATTGATGATTGGCAAGAACAAGGCGCTGGAACTTGGAATTACGTTTCAACAGATCAAACATTAACAGGTGGGTCTACATATTACCTAGATATGTGGATGTATGAAAACGGTGGAGGTGCCGCAGTTAAGTTATATTGGGACCAAACAGGTTCAGTTGCTATTGTTCCAACTTCAGTTTATGCTACAACATACACACCGCCCTCAACATCAACTGTAACTGGATCCAGTCCAGGTATTAGTGGTAGTCAATCAACAGAAATTACTTCAGCAAGAACACGAGCCAGCACATACAATTCAAATAGTGACAACTCAGTTTATATAGATCAAGCAGGTGATAATAATACTGTTACTATAACACAACAAGGCACAGCAGGCAATCATATAAGAGGTATTGACGGAGCCAGTGCTGGTGTTATCACAGGCGATTCAAATACCATTGAGATTATGCAAGGGTCTCCAAATACCACTGATCCCAATTTAATAGAACTATCAGTTGTTGGTAGTACAAATGATATATTATTATATCAGGATAGAGTTAATGGTACAGGTGCAATAGATACTGTCGCTACGGGAGGACATACCATAAGTTTAGATTTGTTTGGTGACTTAAATGACATTGATGTTGTACAAAGTAATAATACCGTCAATCAGGGACATTATGTAGGCATTGACCTAATAGGTGATAGTAATGTTATAGATGTATTCCAGGCAAACGACTATAGCAAAAAACTATTCTCAACAGTAACAGGTAATTCAAATTTAATTAATGTAATACAAAAAGGTGATAGCAGTAAGTATGCTGAGATTGAATTAATAGGTAACGGACATTCAGTTGACTTAACACAACAAGGTTTAGGAAATCATGATGCTTCAATCTCGTTAACATACGGATCAGCATCCAGTTCAGTAACACTAGATCAAAACAGTTCACTAGACCAATCATACAGTCTGGAACAAACTTGCTATACTATTGGTGGTTGCTCAGCCACGGTTACTCAGAACTAATAAATAATAAATGAAAAAAATAAATCTATTTACTCCATGGTCAGCACTTATTACTTTATGTATATTAGTGTTCATTAAAATACAATCTCCAATGTTTGTTGAAAGTATGCAATTGCGGTACTTTGATACACTCATTACATCTGCACCTGAACAACAAACCACTATCGCTACTGTTAATATAGACGAAGCTTCGTTAGAAAAATATGGTCAATGGCCATTTAGTCGAGATATCTATGCTGATATCATTAAAGAGTTATATGCAAAAGGTGCTGGATTAGTTGTATTCAATGTGCTTATGCCTGAAGCAGATAGATTAGGAAAAGATTCTATACTAGCTAAAACTATGGAAGAATATCCAGTGGTACTTCCAAACTTTGGTAGTGATAAAACAAAAAACCATCCACGTAATCCAGGCGCTGTAATGATTGGTGATCCTACTGGTAAGGTCGTAGAATACCCAGGTATCGTTGCATCAATTGAAGCATTAGAAAGTCGTGCATATGGTACAGGTATTGCTACAACATTCCCTGAAGTAGATGGTGTTACTCGAAGAATGCCAATGGTTATACGAAGTGGTGATACATTATATCCTAGTATGGGATTAGAAGTGCTAAGAATATTAGCAGGTGATCCTAGTTTTCAAATAAAGTTTAGTGATATAGGTATTGATAAACTCAGAGTGCCTCAGTTTGGAATACTATCTACTGATCCTATTGGTAGAGTGTGGATTGATTACCAACAAAGACCAGTATCTTATAGTTTAACTGAATTACCCGAAACATTTGATAGTAGTATAGTTATTGTAGGAACCACAGCTGCAGGTATTGCCAATCCTATAGCAACTAGTAGAGGTGAAACTTGGCCACACGAAGTACAAGCATCTGTTATAGCTACATTATCAAGTGGTATCAATATACAACGACCAGATTGGGCTGCTGGAGCCGAACTAATAACATTGATACTATTGACTGTTATCTTATTAGTCTTATCTCGATGGGTATATGTAGGATTAGGTACTGGTATATTATTATTAGCTTCAGTGGTACCTATTACAAGTTATGTATATAGTCAACACTTATTCTTATTTGATGCAACATTGATATTAGGCGGTGGTATACTTATTATGCTTCATGCATATGGAGTTAAGTTCATATCAGAATTTAAACAGAAACAACAGATTAAAAAACAATTTGGTACCTATCTATCTCCAGCTTTAGTTGAAAAACTACAAAAGAATCCTGAATTATTACGATTGGGTGGCGAAACAAGAGAACTATCTATTATGTTTACTGATGTTCGTGGCTTTACTACAATATCAGAACATTATGGTGAAGATGTACAAGGTTTAACTAAGATCATGAATAGATACATGACAGCCATGACTAAAAAGATACTAGAGAATAATGGTACTATAGATAAATATATCGGTGATGCTCAGATGGCTTTTTGGAATGCACCCATTGATGATACTGAACATGCAATAAATGCAGTAAAAACTGGTTTAGAAATGCTTAAGGATTTAGATAAATTTAATGCTGAAATTACTCAAGAAGGTATTCCTGCATTTGGAATGGGATTGGGAATCAATACAGGAAATGTTGTGGTAGGCAATATGGGTTCTGATCAGCGGTTTGATTATACATGCCTTGGTGATCACGTTAATCTCGCTGCTAGACTTGAAGGCCAATCTAAAAACTATGGTGTTCGAATCATTATAGGTGAGAATACTGCAAATCTAGTAAAATATAAATATAATGTAGTTGAGTTAGATACCATTGCAGTAAAAGGTAAATCGATTGGTGTTAAAATATTTACCATTGCAGATATAGATGATCTTGCTTCTCATAAAAAGTTTCTTCGTGCTTACTATGCAGGAGAATGGAGAGCAGCTTCTTTATTAACAACTAAACTAAAAGAATCTAATCCATTTCTTATTACATACTATGAGAATATGGCAGAGAGAATGTATTCTGTACCACCTATTAATTGGGATGGTGTTTATAAAGCAACTAGTAAGTAAACCCAATACAGTTATATTATAATAAGTTGGAATTAAAGTAAAATTATTTTTTATTGGAGAGAGTAAAAATGTCAGAAGAGAAAGAATTTCACCCAGCAGATACCAACGGGGATGGTAAAGTTTCAACTGAAGAGCATAAAATGTATATGGAATTTAAGCGTAAAAAGCTTGAAGACGAAGATGCAATGAGAGATGCTCAAAGACAAATGACATGGTTCGCATTATTTGGCATGTTATTATACCCAGTTGCTGTTATACTAGCAATATTATCTGGATTAGATTCTGCAAGTAAAATATTAGGAGATATGGCAGCAACATATTTTGTTTCTGTAGCTGCAATTGTTATGGCATTCTTTGGTAAGACTGCATACGAAAGCAAAAATACCCCTAATAAATAATAAACGATAAACTGATTTGAAAAGGAAAACATTATGGCTAAATCAAAATCACTAGAAAAAACGGCACACTTTACTACTCATAAGAGAACATCACAAGGTGGCAAAAAACCTAAGATGCAAACAATGAATAAGAGTAAGAAAGCCTCTTACAAAAAATATAGAGGACAAGGTCGCTAAGAAACCTTGTCGTAATAGATCTAATATCCGAATATAAACTGCCTCTGAGAGCTTCCCAGAGGTGTGTTTTTACATAAAAAACATCAAAAAATAGCATAAAAGAGTGTACTTTAATTCATATTTAGTGTATAATTAATTATAGATTGATTAAATGGAGAGAGAAATGACACAATTTATAAAACAAAATTTTGATTATAGTGACGGTTGGTTAACATATAGAACCGACATTAAAACCCGTCCTGAATTTGTTGCTAGATTTAAATACAACAAATCAGACAAACCTAGCTTCCTTAAATTTCTAATTAAAAACTTCACAGTTGAAGAATATAGAGATTTTACAAACAAACTTAATTTGGCACCATTACAAGCCTTGGCTACAAAAGGCTATGTGCCACCAAGCATTAAAAACTTTGATGTTAAATTATTTTTAAGGAGAGCATAATAGATATTTCAAAATTAAAACAAGTAGTAATAAGTGGTCCAGAAGATGGTGAAACTATTGCTATGATAGTAGATAACACAGCATACTTAATTCAAACTCACGGTATGAGTGAAGCAATATTTAGAATGAAACGTGAGCATGGTATTCAAACACATGAATGGATGTTGTCATGTGACAAGGCTGTTTTAATTCCAGGCATTTGGGAATATCAAATGGCAGTTTATAATGGTTTACTTTAAATATTAATTGTGATATAATACTATTATAGTACAGCTAATTATAGGTAGCTTAAGTCCTATAACCAGAGAGGTCTGGAACCGATTCAAGCGGAACGTAACGAGCCTTATACGAACTGGCGGTTTAGGTAGGTAACCTCAAAACGAGCTCAGGAGGAATAGCTAATCTTTCCGACCTGTAGCAATTACAGGAATACGATTAGCACTTTTTTTATTAACTGAAGGATATATTATGGAGATCTATGAAAAAATTGACTTTACCGATAGCGATTTTAAAACCTTACTTAGGGAAAAATTACACGAAAATGAAGTCAGCGTTACTTTCACCAAAAGGGATGGTTCTGAGCGAGCAATGCAATGCACGTTATCAGCTGCCAGAATTCCCGGAGAACAGTTACCTAAAGAATCAGGTACCGGCACTGTTAAAACCTTTTCCGAAGAAGCCATCAGAGTCTTCGACACCGAAAAATCCGAGTGGAGATCTTTCAGATACGACTCAATCAACGTAGTTAAATTTTAAGGATATATTATGCAATTAATTGATCAAGACAAAAAGAAAATCAGAGACGCAATGCAAGAAGCTTCTAATTCATTAATTAGAATGGAAGCTGAAAGAGACTTAATAAAAACTATTGTTGAGGACTTATTCGAACAATTTAAAATTCCTAAAAAGACTTTGAATAGAATGATCAAGGTCTATCACAAACAAAACTTCAATGAAGAGATAGCGAATAATGATGAATTCCAAACTCTTTACGAATCTGTTACAAAATAATATTGTACTTTAATTCATATTCAATGTATAATGGTATTAATAATTAAATTAAAAGGTTACCAATGGCAAAATCATCAGCAAAACACTTAGCTTTTGTAGAAAAAGTTAATGCAAGATATAAAGGAGGTTCTGCTCCTTTAGTAACTGAAGAAAATTATCGGTTAGAGTTTCCAAGAGCCTTGGCATATCATGCATTAAATAAAGAAAAGAAACAACTTGCTAAAGCTGTTTATGCATATCTCAAAAAGAATAATACCGAATATGTTTCTGTTATTAAGAAAGTTCCTGATTGGGAACTATTAACTATAGGTAAAGTTATATGTGTGATTAATGACGGAAGTTGGATCCAACAAAAAGATTATGTATATTTAGAGACTAAGTTAAATGAACTTTATATCAAATATAAAAATATCCAGTCAATGAAAGTAGAAGATGAAAATACTGAGCAAAAGCCTAAGGCTCCCGCTGTATCAATCGAACAAAGAATTATCGATTCGGCTAGAGCTCAGAGTGAAGAAATTGATTATGCGATCGATGAGTATATTAATGAAAAGTCTTCTACTTTCTCCACTAAAGCAATGCTGCTGAAAAATAGTATATCAGGAGCTGTTGCAAAACGTATAGGTGAATATTATCAAAATCCACTTAACGAAATTAATGAAGCAATTGCAGGTACATGTGATCAGTTATCAGAAGGTTATTCATTCTTTACTAAAGCAGAATTAAAAAAATTCAGAGACTTCTTACAAAGTATTGTTAATGATTGTAAACAACATGCAGTGATAGTTAAGAAACCTAGAATAGTTAAACCTAAACCCGCAGGTGTGCTTGTTAAAAAAATGAAGTATATGATAGAGTTTAAAGAATTAAATATGAGATCAATCAATCCTGCTGAGATTGTTAATGCGGATGTTGCTTATATATATAATACTAAGACAAGAAAGTTATCTCGGTATGAAGCTGATGATCGTGAAACCTTATCAGTAAAAGGTACCACTATCATTAATTACTCAGTTAGTAATTCAGACTCTAAAACGATACGTAAACCAGAAGACTTCTTTAAGAAACTTGATTTAGGTAAACGGGCTATGAATAAACTCTTTACTGATTTAAAAACTAAACCATCTGAACCAAGTGGTAGAGTAAATACTGATTGTATTATTATAGGAGCATTTTAAAATTATTATTCTAGATTACAGTCAGATTGCACTAAGTAATATATTACCATTTCAATCTGATCTTAAACGCAATACAGAAGAGCAAACGGTAGACTTAATACGACATGCTACACTTGCTTGTATTAAATCATACAAGAAAAAGTATGGTAAAGAGTATGGCGATATAGTTATTGCGTGTGATGGTAAATCTTATTGGCGTAAAGAAGCTTTCCCACATTATAAAGCTTCTCGTAAAGCTAATAGAGAAAAATCTGATTTAGATTGGAATTTAATATTTACTACTCTAGGTAATTTAAGAGAAGATTTAAAATCGTATTTTCCGTATAAGGTTATACATGTAGATAGAGCTGAAGCAGATGATGTTATTGCAGCACTAGCTAAGTGGAGTCAAGAGAATGAATTAATACAAGAAGGATTATTTAGTGAACCTCAAAAAGTATTGATTGTATCTTCTGATAAAGACTTTATACAACTACAAAAATATAAGAATGTTAGACAGTGGAGTCCTATGCAAAAGAAATATGTAGAGGGTTCACAAAAAGATATTCATGAATATACTATTACCCATACGGTAAAAGGTGATACTGGAGACGGTATACCTAACATATTAAGTAAAGACGATGTGTTTGTTAGTGGTGATAGACAGAAACCATTCTCAAGTAAACGTCTAACTGAATTTTATGAACACGGAATATTAGCATGTAAAACTGAAGAAGAAAAACGTAATTATCAACGCAATCTTATGTTAGTTAATTTTGATTTTATTCCAAAAGATGTTCGATCAGAAATACTTACATCGTTTGAAGAGAATAAACCTAAAGGCGATAAGATGATGATCATGAACTATTTAATTAAAAACAAATGTCGATTATTACTCGATGATTTAGAGGAATTTTAAATGCAAACATATTTACCAGAACTATTAGAAGAAATTAATAGTGATCCTAAACTGATTGAAAAATATAAAGGCGATTCAGCTTTAACTATATTATTTAAACATGCGTTTATACCAGAGCAAAAATTTTTATTACCGGAAGGCGAACCTCCATATAATAAAGATGCTGCTCCAATTGGTATGTCACCTGCCATTCTTAGACAAGAGTTAAGAAGGTTTTATGTTTTTACTCGAACAGATTTACAACCATTAAAGCGTGAACAATTGTTTATTAGTTTATTAGAAAGCTTGCATCCATCTGAGGCATCTCTTATGCTTGCAGTTAAAGAACAATCTATCCCTAAACTATATAAAAAGATCACTCGTAAATTAGTGGAAGGTGCAGGGTTTATTCCACCATTAGAAAAATAAAGGTACCTTAATTATGAAATATTGTATAATGATAGTAATACTAGCAATATCACTGCTATATATCCATTCATACGGACTACTTATTTAATGAATATATTTTACTTACATGAAAACCCAAAACTATGTGCTGAATATCACGTAGATAAACATTGTGTTAAAATGATAGTTGAATCATGCCAATTATTATCAACTGCTCATCGTCTATTAGATGGTGAAGAATATGAAGGTCGTAGTAAAACTGGCCGTAAAGCACGTCGGTGGAAACTATCAGATGAAAGAGAAACCTTATTATATAGTGCTACTCATATTAATCATCCTTCTGCTGTATGGTGTAGAGCGTCTAAATCTAATTATATATGGTTACACAATCTTCTTATTGAATTATTAGCAGAATACACATATCGGTATGAAAAAACTCATAAGTGTACAGAATTAGCTAACGCTTTACGAGCAGTTCCAACCAATATATTAGATACAGTATTTACTGCACCAACTCCTGCCATGCCAGATGAGTATAAAGTACCAGGCAACGTATTACAATCTTATCATAATTATTACAATGGAGAAAAACAAAGAATGTTTGCTTGGAAGAAAAGACAGGCTCCTTCCTTTATAAATAACTATATGAAAACGACTGAGGTACATTATGCCGCTGTATGATTTTAAAGATACAAATACTGGAGATGTATTTGAGAAAATGATGTCTATCTCCTCCAAAGAACAATATCTAAAAGAAAACCCACACATACAGTCTCATATTAGTGGCATGCCGCCATTAATAGATCCCGTAGCACTTGGTATTCGTAAACCTGATAATGGATTCAAAGAAGTATTACAAAAAATACATTCCAGAGCTCCTGGCTCTGAGCTCGATAAAACTTCTAATATTTAAAGGCACCTATGGCCAGAAAATCAACTTATGCTACTGAACCGCCAGTAGCAGCTAAACCAAAAAAAAATAATTCATTAATAATCAAGGCTGATATGCTTAAAGAATTTGAACCACTAACTGATAATCAAAAGAAGTTTTTTGATGCATATAAAGTTGGTAGTTATTTTATAGCTTTACATGGTGTTGCAGGAACAGGTAAAACATTCTGTGCATTGTACAAAGCAATCGAAGAAGTATTAAGTAAAGAAAACTTCTTTAAAAAAATCATTGTTGTGAGATCAGCAGTACAATCTCGTGACATGGGACATCTTCCTGGTGATGTAGCAGAAAAGATGGAAATTTATGAACAACCTTACCGACAAATCTGTGAGACGCTCTTTGGTAGAAGGGATGCTTGGTCAAGGCTTGAGGAACAAGGTTACATCAGTTTTATCTCTACTAGTTTTATACGAGGTATGTCATTTGACGATGCAATTATTATTGTAGATGAAATGCAAAATATGAATTATGAAGAAATAGATACAGTAATGACTCGCGTTGGATACCGCTCTAAAATTATTTGGTGTGGAGACTATAGACAAACTGATTTAAGAAAGTTGAATGATAAAACAGGGATTCTAAAGTTTTTTGATATAGCTCAACATATGAAATCTTTTGAAAAAATTGAATTTACCGCTGATGATATTGTCAGATCCAGTTTGGTGAAAGATTATATTATGGCTAAAATTCGTTTTGAAGATCTAGTAGAACCAAATTTATAAACAAGGAGAAATACTATGTTAAATATGTTAAATATGGCAGTAGATTGGGTTAAAGCTCAATGGGCTCAAAGAACATCTTGGGACGGTACTGTATTAATCGTAGTAGGTCTAATGGGTCTTTTGGCACACCCATTAATGCATATGGCATCATGGGCAGCAGTTGCTTGGGGTGCTTGGACATTATGGAAACAAGAAAAATAATTGACCTGATTGGGGAGACAAACTCCCCTTTCTTTTTAAGGAAAATCTAATGAATTTATCTAAAAACTTTACACTAGCCGAATATACTAAGAGTCAAACAGCACTTAGACTAGATATAGACAATACTCCAAATGATACTCATTTAGAAGCATGTACAGCTTTATTTGAGAATGTAGTACAACCTATTAGAGATCGATTTGGTCCAACAGTCATTAACTCAGGATACAGAGGACCAGCACTAAATGAAGCAGTTGGTGGTTCGAGTAATAGTCAACATTGTAGAGGTGAAGCAGTAGACATTGAAGTACCAGGTGTTCCTAATGCTGAAGTAGCACAATGGATTGTAGACCATACAGAATTTGATCAAGTGATATTAGAATTTTATACTCCAGGTATTCCTGATTCTGGTTGGGTGCATGTATCATACAAAGCAAATGGTGATAACCGTAAACAAGTATTAACGGCAATGAAAGAAAATGGTAGAACTGTGTATAAAACTGGATTGATTGCGTAATTAAGTGTACTTTAATATCATATTATGGTATAATTAAATTATGAAGGCAGCAGTATTAGGTAATGGACCGTCTAGAGTATCATATACAAATCCATGGCAATATGATTATGTCCTTGGTTGTAATATTCCATGGACTAAAGTTGACGCTACTATTGTTGTAGATATCGAAGTTATCATGCATTTAAGTAAACATCCAGAAAAGATTACTAAAATGTATGCTTCAGCAAATGCATGGAGATATACTGATGAAATTAATAAACGCCATTTATTTGATGGGTGTTTACTCAAGATTATTGAAAAAAATCATCTTGGTGAATCAAGTGCACATATAGCAGCAAAAGTATTAATTGGATTAGGATATACTGAAATTGATATATATGGTTGTGATACTAAATTTGGTACATCAACTACTGAAAGTTATACCCATCAGTATGTTAATACATCTAATGATGATCAAGAAACTGCTGCGGCAAAATGGAGAAAGCGATGGGATGTTATGCAAGGAGCCCATCCTGAAGTAAAATTTAAATTTATTAAGTGATAATATATGAAAAAAATAATAGCAATTGCAATACTAACACTTTCAACATCCGTATCAGCTGAGAAACAAGGTTACTTTTACGGTATACGTTTTGAAAGCCAAGATGCTAAAGGCGGAACTGATGCTATGACATATGGCATGAAGTTTGGTAAAAATGTATATGATTGGTTAGATGTATCAGTATCAACTCGGCTAAAAGATCAGAATGAAAAAAGTAATAACAATGATACACGTCTAGAAGCTGGAATCAAATTAAAGCACAAACTCAACTCAGATTGGTCAACCAGTCTTTATCTAGGTTCAGGTGAGAAATACGTTAATAATAATAACTTCGGCTATTGGGTTACAACTCCAGGTATTAAATACAAAATTAATTCGGATTGGTCAATCGGGACTAGCGTACGTTTTCGTGACAGCTATAATACTAGCTATCAACAGAATGATACTACATATGCAGTTAAACTAGGATATAAAATTGCAGATGATATTACACTAGATACTCGATACCGAATAAAGCGAGGTGATGGACCATATGATGCAGTAGGAATGGGGTTAACATTTAACTTTTAGGAGATATACTATGTCAAAAGAAAAATGGCAAGATTTAGAAATACTTAAAATGAAACACATAGAACTAGATCATAAAATTAAAGCAGGACACAGCAACTTTATAGATGATGTTGAATTATCTAAAATGAAAAAACAAAAATTAATTATTAAAGAAATGATTGAAAATTTACAAGGAAAATAATATGGAAGTAATACCAATGAAAGATAAGTTATTAGTAGCAGAAAATGAAAGAAAGAAAGAAACTGATAGTGGTATTATTATTGAAACAACAACTACACTATTAGATACTTCATCTGGTACAGTACTTGCTGTAGGTCCTGATGTTAAAAATGTAGCGGTTGGTGACAATGTATTTTTAAACTGGTCTAAAACTGCATTAGTAAAAATTGATGGTGCACAACGTGTTCTTGTTTCTGAAGAAGATATTTTAGCTATTATCAAATAATATGAGAAAGCACTATTATAAATTTAAAACTGCAAAAAATTATGATATGTATAAGTGTGTCGTGATATTTATTATAGGGCTTATAGTATTGTTTACAGTAACATCATGTGAAGACAAAGAACCAATGATTCAAAAGGGGTTGGAGGCTATGATAGAACCAACTCCTTCATATGATTATGAACTACCTGTTATTATTGTTACACCTGATGATAATTTTGTATCGACAATAGAAGCAATTAATTAACATAACAGTGTACTTTAAACAGTAATCAGTGTATAATAATATTATGAAAACATTTATAGATCATGAATTCCCATCATTAACCCGTATTGATTCTGATTCAGGTAGATTATATGAAACACCTAATGGAGATAGATATCCATCAGTGACTTCTATTACCGGTAAGATGAGTCAAAAATCTATCGAAGCTTGGAAGAAACGTGTAGGTGAAGCAGAAGCAAATAGAGTATCTTCTAGAGCTTCTCAACGTGGAACTCAAATCCATAGTTATTGTGAATCATTTTTACTTAATGAAGATTATCATATTGACATATTTGATTTAGAGATGTGGAACAGTATGCGGCCTTTTGTTGATAAGATTGATAACATACATGCACTTGAAAAGATGATGTATTCAGATAAGCTTAAATTGGCTGGTACAGTAGACTGTATTGGTGAATATGAAGGTGAATTATCTGTCATTGACTTTAAAACATCTGCAAGATTGAAAGATGAAAATAAGATTGAAAACTATTTTATTCAGGCTACAGCATATTCAATTATGTTTGAAGAATTGTTTAATATTAAAATACCTAATATAGTTATATTAATTGGTGTAGATAGTGAACAGCCACAAATCTTTAAAAGAAAACGTAAAGACTTTATAGAAAAGTTAGTTAAGTTGCGTTTTGACTAAAATACATGTGTACTTTAAAAGAGTATTAGTATATAATAGTAGTATAAACAAGTAATCAAAGGAGTACCAACGAATGAGATTAATACTTGGAACATTATTGGTAATTATTTGTAGTTTAACAACAGTAGTTAATGTTAAATCAAATTATGTACCAGAATATAAGAAACTTAAAATAATGTCTTATGCTTCTATAACAGAAGAACAAAGAGCTGAAATTGAGTGTTTAGCACAAAATATATTTTTTGAAGCTAAAGGTGAGTCAGATACAGGTAAGTTAGCTGTTGCATTAGTTACATTAAACAGATCTAAAAGTGAATTATATCCAACAAATCTATGTAAAATTGTTAGAGAAAGAAACAGAAAGACCTGTCAGTTTACTTGGTGGTGTAGTGCTAAGTTAAGAAACAAAGCAACATTGTATTCGTATAGCAAGAAAGAAAAAAAGATGTTTGATAATATAAGAAAGATTGCACTATATGCTTTTATGCACTATGATGAAATAGAAGATATAACACATGGTGCAATGTATTATCATGCAAATTACGTTAACCCTAAATGGAAGTTTGCATCAAAAACTGTACAGATAGGAAAACATATATTTTATAAATTGGAGACAATGTGAATAATAAAACTAGAGTAGACGAAGAAATGGATCAAGCAACAAATTTGATAGGTAATTTAACAAATAATGTGCATATTAATCCAGTTCAGTCTTCATTAATAACCCACGAAGTATTTTTAGATATGGATATTGATGAACCTCATCGTTATCGTAATGTTATTTCTTTACTTATTAACGTACCAGCACATGATAGAATTCATTTCTATATTAATTGTAATGGTGGTAATTTAGATTCAGCCACAGCTATTATTAATGCTATGCAAATATGTAAAGCAGAAATTACTGGTCATATCATGGGTGCTTGTCATAGTGCTGCCTCTATCATTGCAATGTATTGTCATTCAGTGCATGTATTTGATACAGCTTATATGATGATTCATACAGCATCATTTGGTAGTATAGGTAGTACACAAACAGTAAAAGCACAAACCGACTTTACGGTAACTCAAGTTGAAAAATTACTTGATGATTGTTACGACGGATTCTTATCTAAAGAAGAATTGAAACAAGTTAAACAAGGTATTGAAATGTGGTATGATGCAGAAGAAATTCAAAAGCGTCTTAAGAAAAGGTTTGCAGTAATGGATGCAAAAAGCAACAAGATATTATTAGATTTTAAGCCTGAAAAGGAAAAGAAAGCAAAAGCAACAAAAAAATAGGAGTATTATATTATGAATGAATTTTTAATTAAACGTGTTAAGAATGGTTTTATTATTACTGATGTAGATCTAAATGAAGATTTTATTTTTACTAGACAACATCAAGTAATGAAGTTTTTAAAAGAAAGATTTGCTCAGGAGGTACAATGAGTATAATTGACAGTATATCTACTTCGTATATAAGAAGAGATAAAGAATCACTTGAAAAAATTATTTCTGAATTAATTAAAAGTAAAAATGAATTAGATGTATTCTTTGAAGAATATCTAGAAGTGTTTGATGAAAAGTTAAATGCTTCTATTAATAATCAAAACACTCCAGTATGGAAATGTTACAAAGACAAATATAAGGTTTGGCAAAAGATTAATGCTGATCTTAAAGTAGCCAAATATTATTTAGGAATGATATAGTTGCAAAGATACTTAAAGGTTTATGATAATGTTTTAGATAAAGATACATGTGAAAGAATGATATCGTTATTTGACAGTAAAGAAGATCAACATGAAATATATAATGATGATCTAATGAACTTCAATCAAATTAATCTAATACAACACAAAGATGATTGGTCTGAATTTAATTCAATACTTAGTATTAAATTTCAAGAGTTATTAGAACAGTATAAATCTGATTGTCATATTCATGTACCCCTACAGTGGCCAGAAAAATATAGTTTTGAAGAATTTAGAATAAAAAGGTATGAACCAAATGAAGGTAAGTTTGATTATCATACTGATGTAAATGATTATAATTCTGCCATTAGATTTTTAGCGTTTTTTATTTACTTAAATGATTCAGATGATTACGCAGATGGCGGAACAGAATTTCCCCAATTAGGATTAACCAGTCCTAGAAAACAAGGAGCATGTTTAGTATTCCCACCACTATGGATGTATCCGCATGCTGGTTTAGTATCAACAAATAGAAAATACATAGTCGGTAGTTATTTACATTACTTAAAGGATAATAATGCAAGGTAAAATGTTTAAAAATACTCAAGAGTTTGCCATTTATATTGATGAAATAGTATCATCTCGTAAGATAACACATATGGAAGCAGTACTAGAATACTGTAAAGAAAATTTTATTGACCCAGAAGATATTAGTTCTATGGTTAATAAGAATCTTAAACAAAAGATAGCTGTTAATATGAGGGATGAAAACTACTTACCTAAAGTTGCTAAGTTGGATATATGACAGGATTCAAAGCTTTTAGATATTATGTGGCATTAAAGCTACATTTCACTAAAGACAAGTTTAATGTATTTGAGAATAGAGGTAACGTTAAAGGTTCGTATCAGGCATTTGATGCTCGGAATGATAAATTTTTATTTGAAAAGTTAGCTCGTAAATATAGAACTGATCAAGAAATAATTCAGTTTCTTGTTGCTAATATAGCATACGGCAATGATAATATTGTTTATGGAATGGAAGAAGCTGAAGAGTATTATATTCAGTGGACTAAACGTAAACAAAGTCTTACAAAAACATTTAAAGATGATCTTAACTTATTACAATTAGAATCAGAAAAGAATAATTTATCATTAGATCAAATAATTAATTTTACTTTAAATACATATCCGTATATAATTAAACTATATCTTGGTAAATTAATAAGCATGGAATCAATATGTATATTAAATGATTTCATACCAATGATTACTAAATGGGAAGCAGAACCAACAGCTTTAATATTAGAAGAAGATATAAGAAGGATTAAAAAGCTTAAAGGTTTTGTTAAGTATGATAGAGAAAAACTTGAGAAAACTATTAATGAATTTATTACAGAATTATAATAACGCTAATGTATCGTTATATAAATAAAGTGCAGTACATACATTAAACATACTACGTAAATATTAAGGAAAAATACGATGGATATTAATACACTAAGAAGTACCCGCAATAACGATTTCGGTAAGATCTCTTCCGCATTCGATACAATCGCAAACCCCCAAGCAACTACAAAATCATATGTTGATGAACGCATCTGGAAACCAGAAGCTGATAAAGCTGGTAATGCATCAGCAACAATTAGATTCTTACCTAAGCATCCTGATGATGAACTACCATGGGTAAAAGTATTCTCTCATGGATTTCAAGGTCCTACAGGTCGTTGGTATATTGAGAACTCTTTAACTACACTTGGAGAAAATGACCCAGTTGGTGAATTAAACTCTAAGTTATGGAATTCAGGTTCTGAAGCAAACAAAGAAATTGCACGTAAACAAAAACGTCGCTTACACTTCTATTCAAACATATTAGTTGTGTCGGATCCTAAACATCCAGAAAATGAAGGCAAAGTTATGCTATTCAGATATGGTAAAAAGATCTTTGATAAGATTATGGATAAGGCAAGACCTACATTTGAAGATGAGAAACCAGTGAATGTATTTGATCTATGGGAAGGCACTGACTTTAAATTAAGAATGAGAAGAGTTGAAGGTTATCCTAACTATGATCAGTCTGTATTTGTTGAACCATCACCAGTAGCTGAATCAGATGAAAAGATTCTTGAAGTTGTTAATAAACAATATAAACTATCAGAATTTTTAGATCGTTCTAACTTCAAAACTTATGAAGAACTTAAAACTAAACTTGAAGTAACTTTAAGTGGTGAAGGTATGGATACTTCTGCTAATGATTTAGTAGATGCAATGCCTACTGCTGAACCTAAACAGTTTGCTGAAGTGGCTGAACCTCAAGCTAAAGCAGCTCCTGTGGTAAGTGAACCAAGTATAGCAAGTACTGATGACGATGATGTTATGAGTTACTTCCAAAAGATTGCTGACGAAGATTAATATCAGCTTGTAATACCTATTGTAAAAAGGAAAGGGAGCTTCGGCTCCCTTTTTTTATCCAAACAAATATCTACTTTCGTTATATTTTCCTAGAGAATGATCTCTATTTCTTATATCTTGCTGGTAGTTATTATTAGTATTATTAGCAATATTTGTAGGAGCATTATTAACTATATTGTTATCAACTTTTGGTGGAGAGGGAGATCCTTTAATCATTTCTACCTCAGATGATGCCTCATCAACATTATTTCCTTTATTAATATTTTTATTGATATCTTGTCTTTTTATGGCATCTCTTATCCGATCTGATTCTTCAGCAGTAGCATTATTTAACTGCGGAGATACGGTTTCTGAATATATAGGTTTTTCAGTTGTGCCACCATCACTCGTTTCAGATGGGCTGCCACCATCACTCGTTTCAGATGGGCTTTCTATTGCTAAACCTGAAAATGGTTTATATGGCCCAAATTGTTTGCCAAGTATCTTAAATGGCCCAATTTCTATTTTAGCTAATGCATTCATTACACTAGTAAATATATTTTTAAGAGTCTCTATAGGATGGAATATTGCTTCAAAAAATTTAGATATTATATCAGAAAAGCTAAAACTATCAAGCATATCAGAAGCAGATTCCAATCCAAACTTATCTAATACCCAGGATATCATGTCTTTAAGTAAATCTAATGGAGCTCCAACTAATGTTGTAAAAAATGTAGAAATACCTGCTTCTAATGCTCCTAAAATACCTCCGTCAGCATATCCTTGAATAGCAGCTTTAATAGACTCAAATGCTGTAATAACAATTGTTAATGGAAGAAACAATTTACTAACTAATGGCAATATTTTACTAGCCAAACCACCAAATTTACTCATATACCCAAACATAGATTTAAAGAAATTGGCTATTTTTTCAACTACGCGAACAATTGGGGCAATAGATATTTTACCGAGGCTTGCTGCCAAATTAGTTATAGGTTGTAAGAATGTAAGAACTGCTTTAACTGCTGCTGATACTGCTTTAACTGCTGCTGATACTTTACTACCTACCGTTTTCATAAAGTCCAAAATTGGTTTTGGTAATTCAATTTTTACTTTACTTCCTAATTTTTTAAAATATGTTTTTATTGAATCAACAACTAAATCAAATTGCATTGACAAACCTGCTAAACGACTTGCTATACCTTTAGCAAAATTTTGCATAGATTTCTTAATAAGAGCTGCCCATGTAGGAGCTAAACCTGTAAATACTTTAGCAAATAATGTTCCAATTGACTTTATACTTTTAATAGCTATTTTTAAACTTAGTACAACCGCTTTAGTATAACCTTGGACTGCACCAACTAATGCGCCAAATGCCATAGCCAATACTGCGCCAATTGTACCTAAATTAAAATCTTTTGCTTTTTTAGGTTTAGATGCTAACGTATTATTGAAAATGCCTTCCATAAACTTAAGCATTTTTTCATTAATTTTCAGTTGCTCAAGTTCTTGTTCCTTCTTAGACTTTTTAGGCTTATCATTTTCTTTAGATTTTTTTGAAAATGAAAATAGTTCCATCACTCCTTTCTGATTTTTCTTTGTTTTTATAGAATTAAGTTTATTACTTTTATTTAAAGCCATAGTTAAAAGAGTAATACTTTTACTCAACTTGTCATCTATTGATGAAAGTACTTGTAGTTTAACTTCAATTTCGCCTGATTTAGACGAATTGACTTTAGTTTTTTTAACTTTTATAAGGTCTTTAAGTGCCATTAGTTTTTGCTCTCGTATTTTTTCTTTTCTTCTTCTAAATGATTAATTAACATTGTAACATAAATCTCTCTCTCAAATGGTATCATATTTTCTAAATCTTCTAAACTATACTTATGATATTGCATCATTGCAAAATTCATTTTATAAAAATTTTGTAATGATTCATGTGAGAGATTAATTAAAAAAAACTTTGTAATCCCTCCAATACTTTATGGTGTTCTTTATTACAAACAGGACATTTATAATCAATTTCTTGTTTCATAACTGGTAAAGTTTCAAAAAATTCTTGTATTTTCTTAAACTGATCTGATGTTAGATTATTTAAGAAATCAGTTAATTCTTCTTTTGTTTGCTCTTTAACATGAAACACTTCAGTTGAATTATAAATTGTATCAATACACTCTATAATAATGTTAAATAAATCATCAACACCTTTAGCTTCAACTCCACCTAATTTATTAACAATTGAAAATGATGGGTATTTTAATGTAATACCAACATCATCGTATAATATTATATCGCTTTTATGTTTTTCATTTTTAGTTACAGGTATCTTAGATATATCTAAGTTTATTTTAGTAACTGCCTTTTCATCTTCACATGTATCACACTTGAGAAATAATTCCACTATTTCACCTACAGATTTAGCTCTAATTTGAGTAAAAATATACTCAATATCAAATGTGGCCAAATCGTTTACATTAATATCATCTTTAACGCATGATGTAATAACATTCTTTAGTGAATCAATCATTACTTTAACGTCTTCTGACTGATGTGCTAACAATAAAGTCTTTTCATCTTTCACTAAAAACGGTCTGTATTTTATTTCCTGGCCTGTTGACGGCACTGTTAACGTATAGGTCAACGTATTATTAATTGGCAAAGCCATAATCAATCTCCTTTATTAATATCACTAATGAGTTTATTCAACTCGCTAGTACTGCCCACAAATATAGCATTATTAGTTACTTGCTTAGATTCATTTTTATCTGAACCTTTAGGTGTATCTAATTTTTGCTTCTTATCATGCAACTCAAGCAGTTGGGCATTCACTTCAGAAAGCTGCTTGATTAAATTCCCTACAACTTCAAATGCTCTAGGATGCTCTGATTGTTTGGCAATCTCTAGTGCATTATAAAGTGCATCTTGTCCTTGATTCAATAGACCATGTAAATTGTCACGAGTCTTATCGTAATCATAGTTAATATTTTCTTCTATCTTTTTAGACTTAGGTGGCAATACTTCACCATTGGCCTTAATTACTTCATTTTTATCCATTGGATCTATGTCAAAGATCTTAGATAGATTATCATCAGCACTCATAATATACCTTTAAAAATTAAATGTAGCTCCCGCTAAATTCAAACCACCAAGCTGTGGCACGTAATTGTTATATTCTTTTTGAAACCCATCAAAATCATTATAATATTGTGAAGGTACAGGAATAGCATCCCCTATAAATTCGCCAATTCTATCAAAGAATCCTTTATTATCAGGAGTACTAACAGAACTTTGTTGTTCTGAAGACTTCCAATATTTGTACCCCATAGTGACATTTAATTTCATAACATCTCTATTTGAATAATCTAATTGTATTGTTGATATATCTTTTACAAAAGACTCATATGCTGTAACCGAATATTTTGCGTTATTATTAATATCAAACATAGTAATAGTTATATCAGTCCTATAATCGTCATAATATCCTATATTTCTGCTATCAGGATCTTGTATAATACCTTGCCATGAATCAAAAAGCTTTTTGACTTGCATAGAACTATCAACATAAAATGACATGGTTATCGGAGAAAATAATTTTTCATACGGCATTTCACGTATTTCACCATAAGTTCTAGCTGGAGTTGTAGATATATTAATCCCTGGTATAGATACACTATCACAAAATAGTAATACTTTTCTTAAATCTATCCCTGGGTTTGCTAAACCAGTAGGCAATGAAAAATCTACGGCATATCTATTATTCCGCATCAACCCTTCGGTTTTTATCTGTGATATAAAGTCGTTTAATTGTGCCATATTATCCTCTTAGTGAATTTGCCCAAACTGATTGTTTTGCAGCACCAGTAAATTGTTCTACTGGTAATAACATCGCTGTTGCCCAATCTGAGGAATTCACTTGTCTAAGTGATGATCGTACATGATCTGCTAAATATTGTTTAACACATGGCTGTGCCAATCTAAATTTAGAAACTCCATTTATTAGTCTCCACGAATAATTAAGACGAGTTGTTTCATCCATACGTTTATTATTTGCAAAATCCATTAATCTATCTAATAATTGTATTCTTCCTTGATATGGAAGGTAGTGCATATTTAATCCAATAAAGCCATTTGCAGTTTTTTTAAATGGAAATACTAATGGGAATCTATCCCAAAATGGTAATGTATCTTTAGTTTTAGCATCATATAAGAACATATATAAATTACCAGGTCTAATACTAGCTCGCATAGCAGATGGATCGCTTTTAAGCATAGCATTAGGAGTAGCTCTTTGCTGTCCTAATAACCTTGCTTGTCGCTGAAACCATGTCTTAGATTGTTTAGCTGCAGCACCTAAGTCATATTGGTTTTTAGTAAAAATGTCTTTTAAATTTGCCATACTATTATTTATATACTTATAACCCTAATTCCTTTTCGGTAATGATTTTAAATTCATATCCTCTGTCTGCACACCATTCGGTTGCTGCTTTCCATTTTGATTGATTTTTAATAAATGTAAAGCTTTCATTTAAGAATCGTTTTGTTTTTCTACCAGGATATTGTGGAGGAAGAGTCTGGCCATGCGGTTTTACTTCTATTAAATAGGTTTTAGTAGAACCATCAGTTTGTTTAACTCTAATTTTAAAGTCAATATAATACCTATGAATCTTGCCATCTGTATGACATTTGTATGGTATAATAGTTTCTTCTGATGCCCATTTAATAACAGCAGGATTAGTATCACACCATATTGCAAAACGAGTCTCCCAGCTGGATCTCATAACAATATTGGTTGGATCTCCTGTATATTTTTCAGGATGTTTAGGTTTATATAGTCTTTTATGGTACATAAATACTCAATAGAATTCAATTCTATTTATATAAATAATATACAAGACTAATACAGGAATGTGAAATGGAAATAGGACCAAATTGGAATGCAGGAGGGTGGGCTGATAACGGATCAGGCACTGGTGGATATGATCCTAATGAATCCTCTAATGCATATGATATTACTCAACTACAATATCCTAGTGATCTTACTGCAGATCGCGAAGATTATGGTAATAACTATGTTATGTTTTACATTAACGTTACAACTGATGCTACATTAAATAAAGATAGTAGCGGAAATCAATATCAATTTGTTAAAGATGTACCTCCCAGAGAGCAAAGTGCTTTAGCTGGAACAGCATCAAGAGGTGCTACCTCTATATCAAACTTATTTTCAGGCTCTGCAGTATCGGAAAATACAGTAGTTAACACCATTGCTGAAGGTACTAAAGATCTTACGTTTACTAATGCAACAAAACGTATTAAAACTGCTATAGCTTTACATATGCCTAATTTATTATCATCTAGATATTCTGTTGGATATGATGAAGAGAATACAGCACTTCTTGGAGGTGCTATAGCTGGTGGATCTGCACTAGGAGAAGCTATTAAAGGCGGTGATGTAGGCAAAGGATTAGCAGACGTTGGAAAAGCTGGTTCTGCTGCTGGTACTGCATTTGCTTTAGGTACTGCAAATATTGCAGGAGTTGGTGGTGGAATTTCTAGACTAACTAGAATTGCAACAAACCCACGTAAAGAAGTTATATTTAAAAATGTAGATTTTAGAACTTTTCAATTTGATTATCAGTTTTATCCAAGAAATGCACAAGAAGCTCAGTATGTACAAAATATTATTAAAGAATTTAAATATCACATGCACCCAGAATTTAAAGATGAAAACGCTTTCTTATATACATATCCATCAGAATTTGATATAGCATATTATCATGGGTCAGATGAAAATAAAAGTATTAATAAACACACATCATGTGTATTAACTGAATTAACTGTCAATTACTCTCCGCAAGGTCAGTTTACTGCATTTAAAGACGGAACACCAACTCAAATTAATTTAGTATTAACGTTTAAAGAACTTGCTCTTCTTACGAAAGATCAAATTCGCAAAGGATTTTAATTTATGTATTTTAATAACTTTCCTACATTTACTTATGATTTTAACGTTGGAGATCATACTCAATATCTATTAGTTAAAGATATATCACAAAATGTTAGAGTGCGAAAAGAAATATTAGCTAATATTTCTTTATATGATGAATATGATATACGTGATGGAGAAACTCCTGAAATTATTGCAGAAAAAGTATATGGAAGTCCATTATACCATTGGGTTATTATGTTATGTAATGAAAAATATAATTATATCGATGACTTTCCTTTACCTATCTTTGAATTAGAAGCTCATGTTACTGAGAAATATGGTACTGGTAATGAGTATGCAATTCATCACTATATAGATACAAATGGAAATATTGTTGATGCTTCTCAAGCAAATATAACATCAGTTTCTAATTATGATTATGAAATAGCGTTAAATGAAACTAAACGTCGTATTAAACTAATATCTCCTGGATTATTACAAATAATTATTAAAAACTTTAAAGATAGTATATAATGGAACAAGCTGAAGTAATACGATTTGCTGGTGATATTGCTATTGATACAGCAGAAGTTATCTCAGCAAATGGATTTTCACAAAATGTTACTGCACAAGTAGCGGGTATAGAAATATACGAAGATATGTTTTCTCCGTTTATTACTGGTGTTATTGGTATACGAGACTCTCAAGATCTTACTAATTTGTTTCCATTTGTTGGTGAAGAATACATTAACCTTAGTATTCACACGCCTACTTTTGAAGGTAGAGATAAAGTTATTAAGGATCAATTCTATATATATAAGGTAACAAATAGAATACAAACTAATACTCGTTCTACTGTCTACGAATTACATTTCTTTTCCAGAGAAGCTTTAGTTGATGTTAATAAAAAAATAAGTAAATCATACCAAGGTAAAATATCAGATATAGCAAATACATTATTAACTGATAAGTACGCTGGATTAGAAACCATTAAACCTGTTCTTATTGAAGAAACAATTAATTCAACAAAATTTATTTCAAACTATTGGTCACCAGTTACTTCATTAAATTATATTCTTGATAGAGCTAAGAACGCAAAGGGTAATCCTAGTTATCTATTCTTTGAAAATAGACGCGGATTTAATTTTATATCAACTAAAACATTATACAATCAAGATATTGTTCAAACGTTTATTCAAGATGAAAACTTAAGAGATTTTAGAAGTGATGGCTCTTCAATGAGAAACATTGAAAAAGAATATAAACGTATTATTGATATCAATGTACCAACAGTATTTGATTATTTAGATAATATCATATCAGGTAAGTTTGGATCTAAACAAATATCATATGATTTAGTCACTAAAAAATATAAAGTTAATACCTATAATATGTTTGAATCGTTTGAAAATGACGACCATTTAAATAAATTTGCAAGTGCTTCTCAGAATGTAGTTTCACGTTCTAGTGCATTGGTGCTTAGAGCTACTGATCATTGGGGTTCATATAATGGTATTATTGATGCTACAAATAGTGCAAGTAGTCAACATAGAATATCAATTATGAAACAACTCGAATCAACCATAGTTGAGATAACTGTTCCTGGTAGAACGGATTATACTGTAGGTGATAAAATATATATGGATATAACTAAGCTTGAACAAATAACAAAAAAAGATATTGATATAACTGATAAAATACTATCGGGTAACTATATTATTAGTGCAATACATCATAATATAACTCGTGATAGCCATGAATGTAAATTAGAGTTAATTAAAGACACATTCTTAATGGATTTAGATAAGGATGGAACATAATGCAATTATATAGTGGTGTAGTAGAAAACCGTCAAGATCCTCTTAAACTAGGACGTTGTCAAGTACGTGTTGTTGGTTTACATACACATGATAAAAATCTTATTAAAACAGAAGATCTTCCTTGGGCTTATCCGCTACAACCAATTACTTCTGCTGGTATTTCTGGTATAGGTCATTCACCTATAGGTTTTGTTGAAGGATCTTGGGTTATTGTTATGTTCAGAGATGACGACAAACAACAACCCGTTTTATTAGGTTCTATTGGGGGTATACCTCAAGCAGATGGTGCTATTGACAGTGATGATAATGAACTGATATTAAAAGAAGACGGATATCTTCCTGCTTCTAGCCAACAAGTTTCAACTACAAATGATGGTGATACTATATCAAATAGTACTGGAGATGCTAACTTAGCATCCTCTGCGTTATCATTACCTTCTACATTTACTTTGTCTCAAAAAGGTAGAGATCTTATTGAAACAGAAGGATCGTTTGACGAAGATACTTATACTAATACTATTAAACCATTCCTTGATGCTAATATTAAAACTGATTTAACTCAAGGTATGTATGATTCACTCGTTACATTTATTAATGATAATGGAACAACGGTACTACAAAATTCGTCTATACTAAAAGATATTAATAATAATGATTATCTTAGTGCTGCAACTGGATTTGCTGAGTTTGGTAAAATTGATGGTGAATTTGATGGAGCAGAATTAAGAAAACGATTAAACGAAAAAGATTTATTTATTGCTGAAGGTATTCCTGGTCCTACTGGTGATTTAATCCCAGTTAAAGCTGCAATACCTACCATTGATACCTCATTAACTGCAACTGGACAACTTGATAATGGATTAAAAATGTCTCTTGGTTTTAGAGATCCAAATGGTAAATATCCACTTTATCAATTTGAACCAGATACTAACAAACTTGCAAGACATGAAGATATAAAGAAAACTATTGTTCGTAAAAAAGAACTAACTCGAACTAAAGGTGTTATTACTGCAGGTTCTTATTTGTGGGATCAACCACCTATACCATATAATGCTGCGTATCCATTCAATCACGTATATCAATCAGAATCTGGTCACACATTTGAATTTGATGATACAAAGAATTCTGAACGTATTAATCTATATCATACAAAAGGTACTTTCTTTGAAATTGATGCTAATGGTACTAAAGTAGAAAAGATTGTTGGTGATAAGTATGAGATATTAGAAAGAAATGGTCACCTTTATATTAAAGGTTCAGGTCATGTTACTATTGATGGTAACCATAACGTACGAATTAATAATGCTCTTAATGTAAAAGTAATGGGTAATGCTAACATTGATGTTCATGGTAATATGAATACATCAGTAAGAGGTTCATATAATCTTAAAGCTAATAGCGTCAACATTGAATCACATACTGGCAACATTAATATGTTAGCTGCAGGTAATATAAGTGGTGATGCAACAAGAGTTGACTTTAACAGTGGAGTATCATCTGCTACTGGATTATCTATTCCTAGTGCTTATACAACATCAATGCCAACATTTAAAGAGTTACAAATTATTACTCGAGGCGTAGAAGCTGCGGCACATTATGAAACACCAGAAGAAGGTGACGCAACAGAATATATTGCCAAACGTATTTCAGAAGGCACATTAGATGCTACTGATCAAGACTATGGAGATATATCTAATGTTTGTACAATTACAACTAATACGTCTGTAGCATTGCCCCAAAGTTGTACATTGATTAATGCTTTAGATAAATTTAGTTCTGATTTATATTTAAGCAAGCACTTTACTTTAGGCGCATTAACAAAGAATGGCACAAGAATGCCAGTTGCACAAAAGAGCTTAACACCACAACAAATTGTATGTAATCTTAAAGGATTATGTGAAAATGTATTAGAACCTATAGCTGAAATGTTTCCTGGTATGGTGATTACTTCTGGATTTAGAAGACCTGGAGATGTAAGAGGTTCTAGTAATACATCACAACATTATCTTGGCCAAGCAGCAGATATTGTTATACCAGGATTTAGTAGACAACAACATTTAGATGCTGCTTGTCAGATTGCTAAACTTGTACCATATGATCAAATATTATTAGAATATTCTGGTAAAAATACGGTATGGATTCATGTATCATTTAAATATACCGCTAATAGATTTGTAGCATTCACTATGAGAGATCATAAAAAGATTAGTGATACAGGTTCATTAGTATTGGTGACATAATGCCGTTTCTTCCAGAAAATGCTACATTATCAACTGTGGATGAAGGAGAAAGCTTTAATCATTCTATTACATATACAGATGAGTTTGGTGAATCATCGGTAGTTACTATAATTGCTAATGACATAAATAGTAATGTACTTATTAGTTCAAATAATATAACAGGTTTTTATGAAGATATATTTGACCAAACAATTAAATACAGAACACTGAATGATTCATTTGTTGAAGTACAAAAATGGAATGACGTCAATCTTGATGAATTATATGGTATATATCACTTTATTCAAGATGTAAGAACTACTCTTACAAAGTCTTTTACAGCCTTTGCTAATGGAGAATCAAAAACTTACAATATTATTGTTAACAATAGTTTAGATTATGATAAACAAAAATTAGCGGAATATGTATTATTACAGCCAATACCTGAGCCAGAACCAGAGCTTGAGCTTCCTCCTCAAGAGGAAATCATTCCTGGATCTACTGTCATTTGGAACAATAATTTAAATGTTATTGTTTCTTGGAGAGCAAATAGCAACGATTTACTATCATGGAAAAATAACTTATGAGTATACCCCATACCTTTGGAGATAAATCTGGATCAGTCTTATTAGGCGATTTGGATTATAATTTTACTACATTAGATACTAGACTTGGTGTTGTAGAATCTACTGCAGTAACACAAACGTCGCTAACCTCTTCGTTATCTTCATATGCTACTACTGCTTCGTTATCATCATATGCTACTACTGATGCATTATCTTCAGCATTATCTTCATATGCTACTACTGCTTCGTTATCATCATATGCCACTACTGCTTCATTGTCTTCATATGCTACTATTGCTTCGTTATCAGATAAAGCAGATTTAACTGGAGCCAATTTTACTGGAAATGTTGATGTTACAGGAACACTTCAAAATGGTGGTTCTAATGTTTTAGTAGATTCTGATATTGGAGCTACAGTAGGTTATCCAAACATACCAGCAGTTGGTACAAAAACAACATCTTATTCATTAACCACCTCTGATGTAGGTAAATATGTTCAAGTAGGTTCAGGTGGTTCTAT